TTAATAGGGGATATTGTGTCAACTATTTGTAATATTTGCAATGGTAAGGGTATCATAAGTGAATTAACAGGATTACCTCCTAAAGTAGTAGAGTATCGACCTGTTTCAAAAAATTCAGGTGATTTTAGAGATAATTGTGAACAATTTGAAAATAAATAATAGATGAAAGATAAGTTAAATATTGAACAATATACAATAGGTTATGACCAATACAACGAAGATTCTGAAAGTAAATCTGTTGCTGTAAGAGAAGTATTGAATTTTAAAGATTTATCTTATGGCATCTATTTAGATGGAGAATGTAAAGAAGTTAAATTCTTAACTAAAGAGGAAGCACTAGGCAAATTTGGATACCTTTCAGAAAATGTTAAAAATAAAATATTAAATTTTAAATGATGGAAACATTTTTATACATATACTTTGCAGTTAATATATTCTTAGCAGGATATTGGTTTAACGAGAATGATAGATGGGAGAATAGATACTATGCTATTTTATTTTCTTCTGTTGTTTTATTGTTTGGAGTTTTAGGGTATTTAATTTATCTGCTTATTATTCTTTTTGCGCCGATTTTAGGTTGGTTTTACAAAGAAATTAACTTTCAATATAAATTTAGGTTTACAGATTATTGGGATAAAATATTATTGGATGATAATTATTCAGAAGAGTACAAAACGCGGGAAGAAAAAATAAAACAGATGAAAAGAGTAATGTCAGGATTTAGTAAACAAGTGGATAGACACGTAAAACAAATACAGAATAAATATGAAAGTAGTAGTTTATAAAGCATCTTTACCATATTTAGATGGAGGCTCTACTGATAGAATATCTACTAATATAGGTTGTTTTTATAAAAAAGTATCCCTTAAAGATAAAAAAATTACCTATTTTAATTATAATACAGATGAAATAGTAGAGAACTGGACTGATATAGAAAAAGCATTAATAAGATACAGAAGATTAAGTAAAATAAATTTTAATTATGCTCTTAAATAACGAAATAAAAATAACTGTAACAAATAACGGAGAAATTAACACTACCTCAATAGGATTTAACCCTAAAGATAAGTTTTTAGATGTAATGACTTGTTTGCAATTAGCAAGTAATACAATTAGAGATGTTCTAGGAGAATACATAAAAAATAAAGGCGGGGTAACAGATAAAGAGTTAGATGATATTTTAAAAACAATAACGTTAGAAGAAATATATGTCACCAAAGAAAACTAAAAAAGAAGTAGTAAATTGGTTCTTTGAAGGAAAGGAAATAAAATCAATAAGTGACTGTCCAGTAAATGCTTTGGGATTTATTTATGAAATTACTAATGTAACTAAAAATAAGCGTTATTTAGGGCGTAAAACAATTAGAAAACCTAATTATACAAGTGGAGTAAATAAAGGGAAGTCAAAAGGTAATTATCCGTTTACTGCGTATTGTGGTAGTTCTAAAAGTTTACTTGAAGATATTAAAAATGGAGACAAATACGAAAAAAATATTCTTAGGTGGTGCTATTCTAAGGCAGAATTAACTTATTATGAGTCTCAAGCCATATATTGTTCGGATAGCCTAGTAAGAGATGATTTTTACAATTTTTGGTGCAAAGCAACAGTATATTCAAAACATCTTAATCCTGCAAAAAAAGATTTAAAATAAATAATACAAGCCAATGCAAAATAAACCAAAAAGAGAGCCTAGAAAAACTAAAGTAGTAGATAAAACTTTAACTTCAAGTAAGCAAGTAAAAACAGCAGAATTAAAACCGCACCAAAAGCCTATTGCTAATTTTTTAAGGGAACAAGATATTTCAGTTGTGATAGCTGATGCAGGATGTGCGAAGGACTTTGTTCAAATGTATAGGGCTATTGAAGGTTTAAAAAATAAAGAGTTTGATAGAATTATTATTTGCAAGCCTATAATTGAGGCTTCTAGGTCTGTAGGTTTTTTACCTGGATTAGAAGATAAATTTTTACCTTATTTACAATCTTTTTATGCATCGATAGATAAAATTGTTGGAAAAGAAAATGCAAACGCTATAAAAGCAAAGGTACAATTTGAACATGTAGGTTTTCAACGTGGAAACACATTTCCTGAGTTCTCATGTGTTATTGTTTCAGAGTTACAAAATCTAACTGCTTCTGAAGCACATACTTATATAACTAGATTACCACAATCCTCTAAAATGTTTTTAAATGCGGATGCAGTACAAAGTGATTTAGGTATGAAGTCAGGTTTAAATGATTTTTTAGAGTCTATTAGTGGGGTTGATAATTGCGCTATTGCAATATTAGATGGGGAAAAACATCAAATGCGCCGAAAAGAAATTATAGAAATAACAAAAAAGTATTTAGAAATACAAAAAAGAAAAGGAAGAGTTTTTGAATTAGATAAAAGTAGATTTGAATATATTGAACTTTAATAAAAATAAATTTGCATATATCAAAAATATGTAGTATATTTGTAGAAGAAAAATAAACACTACTATAGTTATTATAGAGTGGATGAACCTTAACGAGTTGAATGGTAAGCGGTTATAGTGTTTATTTAAAGAAACAAACCAAGTCATCGGTTGGTGAGAGGTATCAGAGAATGGTGGAAGAGTATTCCGATAGAGCTATGATAAAATTCGCTGTGTAATATCCTCTCTGTTTCTTTTTAACTTTTTAGCGGAAAATAACAATTAAAAACAATAACAATGATAGAATTTACATTTACTTACAAAGACAGTGTTGGCAGAACTAATAAAGCTTCAAGGTTTGCAGAAAATCAAGAAAAAGCAATAGAAAAATTTAAATTATTATATCCTAGTACTTATATTTTAGAAATAAATTAATCTGTTTTTAACTTTTTTGCGAAAAATAAACTAAGTAATAAAGATTTACAGAAGAAAAGCGGGCTTGCCAAAGATTGTAGCTTTAAAAGGGATTTGGTATTACTTATTATAAAATAACATTGTAGTGACTATTCAGGATAGTATCTATAAAGACCTCGGAGACCTGATACCTCGTGGAGGGAGCGTCATGCCACGCAGAGCATGTAATAGTACGGAAAAGAGAGTGCATTTGCCTAGTCTAACCTATTAATTTATAAAACAATTAAAATGAAAGAAACAACAAAAAAATATTTATTAGAAAACAATATTAATTCAGAAGAACAATTAGCTAATCACATATTAGAGTTAAGACGTAATACTTTTGTTAAACCTATTTTATTTGAATTGGTTGATTTGCTTTATAATAAAAAATCTGTTCTTTTATCTTTTTTTGCGCAAAAAAATAGTAAAAAAGGAATGCTTAACTTCACAGAATTAGAAAAAAATATAATTACAGAAAAAGAACAAGAAAATTTATCAAGAGAGCATATTAAAAAAAGTAAGCCTATGTTTTTAGATGAGGTATTAGATAGAATAGAAAACCAACAACCAACAGTAACTTTTTCAACAAACTCTACGTTTCCCATACAAATGAAAAGAGGAAAAATAATTGAATATTATAAACTATATGACGAAGATGAAAAATTAAAAAGATTACAATCAAAGGGCTATGATGAAATTCGCCTAACGGATGTTGAGAAAATTGGCGTAAAGTATAATAAAAATAAACCAAAAATGTCTGTTTTATTTAAACAATTTCCTGATGCACTAGAAGCTGTAGTAAGATGTTCTGAATATGGACACAATAAATATAAAGACACAGATAAAGATTGGCTTAATTTTAAAAGAATAGAAGGTGGTAGTGAAGCTTATGAAGATGCGGGGATAAGACATAGATTACAAAAGGGAAATGATTTAGAAAGCGGACTTCCTCATAAATATCATACCGCGTGGAATGCCTTAGCTGAATTACAACTTTGGATTGAAGAAAATGAAAAATAATAAAAGAATAATTTGCATATTAAAAAATAAAGTTGTATATTTGTAAAGGAATTAGAGAAGCACAGGAGATTATAAATTTGTGAGTTAATATAAACTACTTGATAGTTAAAAATCACGCTGTAGCTAATCTAATTCTAAATTTTCCGAAAAAACTAAAAAAATAGAAATAATTTTGAAAATAATAAATTTAAGTGTAGTAACACAAGTAGTAAATAAAGAGGGAGAAGAACTTCTTGAAAAAGCTTCAACAGAATCAAATAAGCCTAAAACTTATGGTGGTAAACCTCTTGAATGGTGGGAGGATATGGGATTACCTATTCCTGAATTAGACGAAGAATTTGATGACATTGAAAGAGATGAAGAAGGACGAGTAATTTTAGATGAGCAACATTTAGACTACGAAGGAACTTCCTGCGCAATACCTATTAAAAATATTGACAGTTGGATGGAGCACGAAGATATAGGAACAATGCTTTATATGAAAAGTGGCATGTTTTATCACATTTTTGAGGAAGTGGATGAAATTACCGATTATATTCAATACTTAGAAACACCACAGTATAAAAAATGGTGGATAGAATTAAAAATATTATATAGAAGATTAACAAATAAAAATAATTAAACACGTAAAAAAATGGCAGCAAACACAGGCTCAACAAACGGAAACAAACGTAACTACTATAACGTATCTTACGGAAAAATTTCTACAAAACAAAAAGAAGTTCCACAAGACTTTACAGAAATTGCAGAAGCAGACTTAAAAGCAAAAGTTCAAGCAGTTGAACAAGTAGACCTAAGAAAAAAATATGTAAACAAAGGAACGGGAGATTACCCTTATTCAGTTTTTTATGATTCTTTAACAGGAGTTATTCAAGCCCAAGAAAAGCATGAAAATGATAATGGTACAAACTTAAATCTAACTATTTTAGACAGCGATGGTGAGACAAGTATACTTCAAGTTAAGTTTTATTCAAAGTACGCTGAGAACCTATTAAATAGGCTTTTAAATACAGACACAACAAAAGAGTTTACTTTCATGCCATATCAAATACCAAATGATTTTGAAATTGATGGTAAGGCTATTAAAGCTTATACTCAAGGAGTTTCTTTAAAAGTGGCAGGAACTAAAGTAGAACCATTGTTTAATAAAGACAATAAATATACAGTTAATGGGCAAGTATTACCTGAGACAGAACAAATTAAAGTACAGGGGAAAAGCACAACAAGTAGAGATAAAAGATTAGATTTTCTTTATGAAAAGTTTGTGGCACATTTTAAACCAAATACAGAGAATTTACCTGTAGTAGAGTCTAGTAAAACAGTACCTACAGCAACAGTTAATCAGGCATTCGAGCCTGCCACTAATGCAAACAACATAGTACACGACGATTTGCCATTTTAACATAAATTTAACAAAATTCCAAACAAAGCCTACTCAGGGTCAGGGCATTTCCTTGGCGAGAATTTAAATTCTTTTGAGAGTGGGCAGCGTGCGGGTCATAAAAACAAAAAAACAATGAAAGAAGAATTAAATCCATTTGAGTATTTATACAAGCCTAATGAAGTAGTAGAAATTCCTGCTAATGCGCTTTTAAATATTATGCATTTTTGTACACAGGTAATTGAGTCACAACCAAATTTAGCAGTCCCTTATGTATATGCAGAAGATGTTAAAAAACATAAAGATGGTTCTATTATTACAACTTGGAAACATTTTGATAAATTAGAGCAGTTTTTGCAAACAATTGAAAATCCAATTCCTGTTGCAACAAAATTAAGTATTTTAGCAGAACAAATTTTCTACAGTTTTAATAAATTACACCAAGAAAACATTGAGAAAGGAATTGCTACTAAACCTGCTGAATTTGAACCTTTAAATAAAAAAGAAGATGAACCATCAGTTTTGGTTGACACAGATAAAAAATAAAATAGGAGCTTCTTTTGTAGCTTGGGAATCTTGCCCTATAAATGGAAATAGGCTAAAAATAAAATTTAGTAAAGAAGAACCTCAATATGTAGAATTAAAAGGTGGTATTAATAATATTGATGCCACCACATACATAAAATTATTAGAACAACTTTAAAAATGCGAAGAAAAAAATTATACACAGAATTGTTAAAAACAGGAGACTTGTTTGACATGTATAGTGGAATGACAGGTGAATGGAGTGAAGATAGTATTAAATTTAATGAGCAACAAGATGCTTTAGAAACCTTTTCAAATAAAATAGATATTGATGGAGAATTTATTGATTAATGACATGAAAAAACTTGATGCGGGCTTTATTGCTGTATGTGATGCCGTATCAAAAACTTTGTCTTTAGAGGGAAGGCTTGCTTTAATGGAAAATCTAAATATAAATTTACCCCCTAATCAAACTAAGGACGGTTATAATGTAAGTCAAATGATTCGATTTAAAGATAAGTTTCATAATTTTGGAGCTTTACAGGCAATATCAGCAACAGCTCGTACTTTATCTTTAGCAGGAGATAATACTACTTCTACTTTAGTTTTTGCCCGCGGATTTTTACAAGGAATTAAAAGAAAAAATTTCAATAAGTCTGTTGAAAGAGGAATAGAGTTTGGAGTAAAACAAGCTGTTGGTTTAATGAAAGTTTATTCAAAATCTGTTAATAGAGAAATATTAGAAAAAATTGCAATAACTTCTGCTAATGGAGATGCGGATTTAGGACAAAAAGTTTTAAAAGCCTATGATGAAGTTGGATATGATTCTATTGTAGATGTTAAAAAAAATCTAAATTCTACTGAGATAGAGGTTATCCCTCAAAACGGAATGAAAATAGATAAAGGATATTCCTCTCCTTTCTTTATAAACAACCAATCAAAAGCTAATTGGGAAGCTTCAGATGTTATGGTGGTAGGGCTAGAAACTTGGCAGTATGATGACAACATAAAAGATTTTTTAAAAGCAAACAGGCTAAAAGAAGATGGTACTTTACAACCTATTTTGTTTTTTATGGAAAAGGAAAATGGAGATTTTAGACAAACTCTTTTAGATTTAGTAGAGGCTCACCACTTAGACTGCTGTTTAGTTATTGCTCCTGATGGACATAGTGAGATTAAAAATGTTACACACATTAGAGATTTAGCTTTATATGTTGATAGTGTATCCTATAGACCTGTAAATAATCAACCTCAAAAAATAGTTGCAGGATTTGCAGATAAGGTAATTGTTGACCATGAAAAAACCTTAATAATTAAATCTGAGATTTCACAAAAAGTTTTAGATAAAATAAAAGAATTAAGAGAAACAGAATCTGAAAAAGATAATGAATTTAACAGAGAGCGTATTCAAAGATTAGAAGGTAAAAGTTGTATTATATCTGTTGGTGGTTACACTGAAAATGATATTAATGAAAAATTAGATAGACTTGATGACTCTTTGAAAGCAGTTAAATCCGCTATACCTGAAGGAGTTATTCCTGGGGGCGGAAGCTCTTTAGTTTTTATTGCAAATAAAATGGACACCACTTTTTCTAATCCTTCAGAACAGCGAGGATATGATTTAGTTAAGAAAGTTATACAAGAGCCTGCTTTACAAGTTTTAAAAAATTCTAAAAGGCAGAATACAGAAAATTGGTTTTTAACTTTTTTCGGCAAAAAACAATATTTAAAACAGTCAAGAGAAAACTTCGGATTTGGATATAATGCTAGAACAGATGAAGTGGAAGACTTATTTAAAGTTGGAATATTAGATTCTGTAAAAGCTATGAGAATTGCTTTAGAAACAGCAAAAGAAACAGCAGTAAAGATGCTATTAACAGAAGTTGTCATAACACTTCCTAAACAAGAATAAAAAATGAAAGTATTAACTACAAAAGCTAAGACCTGGTTATATGTAATTGCAACTATTTTAGTAATTATTATAATATTATATGCATTTACATATACAAGACAGTTAACTAAAAATAACGAAATATTAGTTGCTAATAAAGAATTCTATAAAAAGAATTGGGAAAACCTTAAAGCAGAAAGAGATTCTTTACAGACAGAGTTAGATGGAGTTAAAACACAAATTGACTCTTTAAAGAATTTAAGACCTGAGATAATTGTTCAGCGGGAAAAAGCTAAAAAATTAATTCTTGGACTAAGCAACGAACAACTACAAGATTTTTACGATAAAAAAGCTAAAGAATTACAAAAATAAGTTGATATGAGTGGAGGAGCATTTGATTATAATCAATATAGAATCAGAGATATTTACGAACAAATTGAACGTGAATTAGAAAGTCAAGGAAAAGAAAAGCCTAAAGAGGAACTTTGGATGCGGAAAGAATATTATGAGGAGTATCCTGAAGAAAAATTTGAACACGTTTACCGAGAAGATGTGCAACAGATTTTTAAAGATGGAATTGAAATTCTTAAAAAAGCAGAAATATACGCCCAAAGAATTGATTGGTATCTTTCTGGGGATGATAATGAAGATAGTTTGGTTTCAAGACTAAAAGAAGATTTAGAAAACATTAAACAATTAAACAAATGAAAAAACTAATTATATTACTTCTACTTTCTACAACTCTTTTTGCTCAACCTACAGTATTTAAACACAAAGTACAGAAAGGAGAAACCTTATTTGGTATATCAAGACAGTATAATGTAACCATTCAGGCACTAAAAGAAGAAAATTTAGTTCTTAAGAATGGATTGCAAATAGGTCAAACTTTATCTATTCCTGCTAGGAGACAGATAGTTGTAGGACTAGATTCTTTACAATCTCGTGTTATTGCAATAGAACTCACAGACTGTGAATTTACTAAGAAAGAACTTAATTTAATGGAAAAAATTTTACAAAAAACGGAAGATAGTGGAAAAATTAAGGATAAATTAGTACAAAATGTAGATGAACAAGTAAAAACAGTTAATAAAATAGCTGAGACAAACCAAGAATTGTTTACTAATTGCCAAAAAGATAAGGATATTTTGCAAAAAAACCTAAAAAGTAAAGATATTAGGAACGGAGTTAATAAATTTATATATTTTATTCTAGGTGTTGGGACTTCTTATTTAATTTTAAAATAAATCTTTTTCACTTTTGTTTAAAGGCATCTAATTTAGGTGTCTTTTTTATTTGAAAAAAGTTTTAAATTTTTACAAAGTTTTCTTGCACAATTAAAAAATAGTTTGTATATTTGTCAAATAAAATAATAAAAAATTATTATGACAGCAGAAGAATACACATTAGAAAATATGCAAGGATGTGATATGCAAGAAATAGAGTCAGATTTAATAAGGTTTGCACGTATTAAATGTAAGGAGTTACTAAAGATAGTGGCAGAGAAAGCCATGATAATAGATGAAGATAACGATGTTTATGAACAACCTCATATATTTTATTGTAATGGAGAAAAATATAAAACCTGGGTTGATAAAGACTCTATACTTAATGCTGTTGATTTAGATAGTTTTATTCAATAAGTTTTTTATTAAAAATAATTTGCATATCTCAAAAATAAAATATAATGGAATACTTAGTAAATGGAACAAAATATAATCTGTCCTATTCTGACTTAAAAGAAAGGTATATAAATATAAGTGAGCTATCATTAGATAGATTTCTTTTAATTTTACCCGAAGTTTTACATTTGACATGTATTATATCTTACTTAAAAGAAATACCAAGCTATGTTACACTTTCAGACGAGGGGTTGATACACCAACTTGTACACTTATTGCATATTGGAAATGAGCCTTTAATAGATGCAGAAAAAATAAGACAACAGTTTATAAATGATATGAAGTTATGACATACGAAGAAGCACAACAGAAAGCATTAACAGTAGAATGGAAAACAACTCTTTGTAATCAAGGAGAATCTTGTTGGTGTAGGATAATAGAACCTAAAGACTCAATAGTTTGGGGGCAAAATAATGAAGAATATTATATTGTTGGTTCAGGCAGTATTCCTCAATTTGAGGCAGAATATTTAGTTGAATTGCATAATAGAAATTTATGATAGCAGTTTGTAAAAGACATGGGATAGTAAGGTGTCATCAGTGTAATCCAAGAATAGAGTTAAATCAAGTGGTTGGTCAATGTCAAAGTTGTAAAAATAGTTTACCTTTTTGTACTTGTAAAAAAGACAATCCTTATCAATTAACAAAAGAAGATAAAGACAAATGGGATAAAGTTATAAATGATTTAAATAAACAGCCTATTCAGTTTTTATCGGTTTGGAATACAAATAAGGTAATAGAATTTGTAAATTGGTATATTGACTTAAAAGAATTAGGAGAAAATAACAAATTAGAAAATTTTACTATTATTGAAAGTTTTTTAGATGGTGATTCTGTTGATGTGTGGAAAAACATAAAGTCTATCCCTGAAATATTTACTTTTTTTTAAGAAAGAATTTCACTTGACAATGAAAATGAAGTTTTTCAATCAAAGAAAAGAAAATTAGGTGTGGGAAGTGGTGACGATTCAAGTTTATTTATAGCAAGTAATGGTAGTGGTACTACAATTTGGTGGAGAAGTAACCGAGGTGAAGAAGATACTATTTTTGACGGAAAAGAATTAAAAACAGAAGAAGATTTTAACCAAGCATTTGAATTATTAGGAATTAAAGAGATATTGAAATGGGAATAGACGACTATGGAACTAAAGAAGAGCTTATAAGAGTTGCAGGTACAATAAGAAAAACTATGTTTGACTTTTGGATGGGTAAAATAGATAAGAAAAAATTTTTAAGAGTTTATTGGGAATTTGAGGGGTTTCTTTTAGAGCATGGGTATGTAGAAGAAGATGATTATTTCAAATGTGATTTACCTGATAGCGAAAGATTTTTAGAAAAAGAATATAGTTTAGAAGATATTAGAAAAGCAATTGATTTCAATAAATATCACACAAACTATGGAAATATAATTGGTGGAAAATCAGATGAAGAAATTGAAGAATTTATAAAAACATTATAATGGAATTTACAATAGAAGAGTTAGACAATGAAGTTTGGAAAGATATACTTGACTATGAAGGTTTATATCAAGTTTCTAATTTAGGTAGGGTTATCAGAATAGGTAGAAAGAAGACAAGAGGTAATAAGTATATACTTGACAGAGTTTTAAAACAAACAAAAGATAAAAACGGATATACGCAAGTAAATTTATCTAAACAAGGTAAATCAAAAATGTGTAAAACCCACAGATTAGTTATAAGAGCTTTTATTTATATTTCTGATTTACATGTAGACCATATAAATGGAATAAGAGATGATAATAGATTGGAAAACCTTAGATATTGTACAAATAGACAAAATTCCACATTTTATTTTTTAAACAAAGAGACTACATCCTCTTATATAGGTGTTTTTAAATCGTCTAAAAATAAATGGAGAGCTAGTATAAGGGTTAAGGGTAAACAATATAATTTAGGTAATTATAGTTCAGAATTAGAAGCATCAGAAGTTTATAAAGAAGCTTTATATAATTGGGAAAATTTTAAAACTATTCCTGATTTCAAAAAAATAAAAGATAATACTAAAGTACAAGGTATATCTTTTAAAAAAGAAGTGTGTAAATGGCAAGTAACATATAAAGAAAAATATATAGGAATCTTTAAAAGTAAAGAAGATGCAATAATAGCACTAGAAGAATTTAAAAAAACACTTGAACAATATGAAAATAACAAAGACTAAAGAAGTAGTAACAGAAGAGATAGAAATACATTCAGGAACTTATTGTTTTGAATGCCATGAAGGTAGTTATCATAAAATAATTTTAAAAGAGCATGAAGAAGATTTTATAGACTACAGGTTAGAGTCTGTTGAAAATTATTTAAGCCCTTATGGTATTAGAATTATAACAGGTACAATATTCGATGAAGAAGAAGTGCCATATAAATTCTCAGGTTTTATTAGAGGAGTTTCGGGAAAAAAGATTGAGAAAGAAGAACAAAAACAACAAGTAATTGAAAGAATAGCAAATGGATAAAATAAAAAAGAACGATACATACGTACAACTCTTCTTAAATGATATAGAGTTAAACATATCAGTCACAAATAAATTAAAAAGACAAGAAGGAAATCTTAAAAACTTTGGCTACATTCGATTAACAGATGGAGGCAAAGATTCAGAAACTGTTATGTGGGATAATATTCCTTTCTTTTTTAATATAAAATACAAAGCATTTAAAAAAGAATGTGGAGAGGATTTAAAAAAGATTAATTTTCCGCCAAAAAAAGCTTATAAAACAATAAAAAAGCTTATAAAAAGAGCAAATAAACTTAATTTAATTACAATAGATGATTAACCAACTCTCGGCGGAAAAAGAATAAAACAGAAACAGTAAAATCAATAGCACAGGACTAATAAGAAACACAGAATATAGAATAACCCCAACACTATCCATAATTGTAACCCCCTACCCTTTAATAATGAAATATTTTAGGAGTTAGGGGGTTTTTGTTATTACAAAATAGACGTTTTAAGAGCTTATTATATAGTGGGTGATGTCTTAGTATTGTTTTTACATAATCTTTTATTGTAGGAGCTATAAATAATAAAATTTAAAGGTGTGGATGTATTTATATAGTGGTATTTTTATAGTTATTTTTGTGGTGGGGGGTAGCATTTGAGTAGTATATGTCTTTTTGTGCTCCCTTATTGTGTGGTAGGTAATTTTATCTTACACCCCCCTCTTTCTAATGACCTATATCATTGAGGTACAGTAAGTTATCCACTTTATTCCCACACCCACCCTTTGCTATATAAAATCTTTTTTCGTGCCTTAAATTGCATTTTTTGACTTTTGATTTTTGAAGTTTTATTTAGTACTTGTTATTATACAGTTTATTTATTTGTATGTAGTAGTGAACATTTTTTATTTATATCTGTTTTTATTTTTTTTTGTGGCGATTTTATGTATTGTATTAATATAATGTGAATAGTTTTTTATTAGTTTTCTTTTGTGGGAATTTTAATAGTTTTGTAAGAATTTACAACAATAGTGTGTAGTTTAACAGATTTTTATGTAGTTTATCGATTTTATTTGTTTTATCGTTGCAAGTCGTTGTATCTTTGACTTATCAAAATGAAACAAGTTAGCGACTTACTTTAAAAGTCGGTATAAGTTCTAAATGTTTACTGCATAACGATTAATAAAACCTTATTAGGGTGCTTATATTGGTTTATAAGATACATTAGTAAGTTAGTGTTAATCTACTACGAAAATAACATTTAACCGCTTTAAACGGTTTTCTTTGACTTAATGATGATATATAAAAGTACGAAAGTTGATACTATAAACTTGTCGATATAATTTTCTTAATAGTATTATATCAATACATCTGTTAGATATATGCTTTGTTAATTAGTAGTTATCTTTATATATTATTTGCTGAAAAAACAACGATTAAAAAATTACTTGGTTTATAGAGTTGTACCAAAGGCGTAAAGGCTTAAGCCTCCTATTTTAAGATAGTATGGAAGTCTATAAAATTACGGGCAAAGTAAAAATTTATAAAAGTTTGGTTTACATTTGTCAACACGTGCAAAATATTGCAACGGAATAAAACTAACTAAATAAATGAGTTTATATTTATAACTTGTGGCGTAATTCCACGAAAAAAATAAAAATCCCTTTGAAACTTTTGAGTTTATTAAGTTCATTACTTACAAAGGGAACTAATTTAATACTTATATATTATGTTAAACATTCATTTAAAAATCGAAGCTAAAAAAATACTCAATGTAAAAGTACTTGAGCTATCAAAGATTAATAATTTAACGGCTTCACGTACATTAATACGTTTATATGATGCTTTTGATATTGACGCTTTTAAAATACAATACAAAGTACAAAAGTTATCTAAACGTGCAAGGCGTAATTTAATAACACTTAAAAATAATTAACTATGAAAACATTTAAAATCTTTGCTTGGTGGTTATGTGTTAATTATAATCAACTGTTTATTATCTTTTGTTTAATCTTTTTTGTGGCGCAAATTTGCCGTATAATCTTTAATTTTTAATCTTATGTACACAATAGAATTAACAACTACAAAGCTAGTTAAAAACCCCAATACAAAAACTACTTATACAATAGAAAGTAAGGAGGTTACAACGATAACAGATAAGGAGTATCATTTAATCACTTGCAACGATACTGTTAAATGGTTTCGACGTTTGGGAGGTAGTGAAAGTTTACAAAGGGCTTATACTTGTGCGGGTTACAAAGTTTATAAATTGGTTTCAACTTCGCCCGATAAACAAAATAAAACAGTAAGAGAATTTAAATTTAAAAGTATATAGTTATGGAAACTAAAATCTTTGGTATCATTGACAGTAACAACTGTTTAATCGATGTTTCAAAAAGTGAAAGCGGTTGTAAAAGATATGCAACGTTAAACGGTTACAATAAAATAGGTTATCGTATTGGTTATAATGCTTTTATTTCGCACGAAAAAATTAATAATAAATGGACTGTTTATGATACGAATTAACAGAATACAAAGCAAAGATTTAGTTTATTATGAAGCTATCTTTAACGGACAAAATCTATATACATTCTCTATTAATGATATGATAGTACAATTATTTTGTATATATGGTTTTAAACTTGGACTTTTTGAATTTAATCTTAATTAACTGTTTTTATTCTTTTTTTGGGCAAAAAAATAAACATAAAACTATAAAAAATGAAAACTTCAAAACAATTACAAAAATACTACTACAATTTAAAACGTGAAACTTTAGACGCTACGGAATACAAAAAAGAGTTTGAGCGCTTACGTTCAATAATTGGATGTTATCCAAAACCATTAAGAACGGACAAAGAAAATAGCTATATCAATTTTATTGAAAGTACATTTTTTAATAAATGCAGGACTTTATACCGTTGTTGTTGGGAGCTAAAAATAAAAAGAAGCTCAAAAGAAACAAACGAAAGTTTAACAAATGAAATAGCAAAACATTTTGAAAATTTTGAACTTGCCCAAAATTGGTATAATAAAAAATCAAAAGAAACAAGTCGTTTAATAGATAGCTACTTTATTAAATATCAAATAGAATTAAATAAATTACTTTAAAACCGCCGTAAAAAGCTAAAAACAACAGAAAAAATGAGTATAGATAACATCACATTTGAAAACGATGATACACTACAGCAAACGTTAACCAAAACTGTTCAAATTTTTGCAGGAACTGATAGGTTAAGAGTAGAACTCAAAAAGAAAAAAGTTGAGTACGTAAAAGTAAGCAAAGGTGCAAACACAACGTACATTTTAAGGAGTAAAGCAATAGGAGTATTAAAAGTAAAACTTTAAAGTTATGGTATTAGTAGAAGTAAACAATAATAAAGGAGCTTTCTGTTTTAAAACATTTGATACAAAACATCAAGCACAAAAATTTTGTGAATTACTACCTTTAAAATGTAGTACATTAAAGGCTTTTATTAAAGCCGAAATTCCCGCAAAAGAATAAAAACAGCAAATTTACAACAAAAATAATTAATAAACAATAGATAAAGTAAAAAAGATTTTCTTATCTTTATAACGTCAAACTAAAAAACATAATCAAAATGAAAAAAGTAGTAAGTCCTCAACAAGTAGCTCATCTATTTGCAAACCAATTACAAAGCGAAGCTAGAAACGCAAATAACAATTTATACTTTTATAATGAAAGTATTTATAGTTATGGTAATCATTTTTGTATTGCAAAATTCTTAACCGATAATACACTATTATTCACCGAAAGAAGTTATAGTAATACAACTAGTAATCATATATCTATTGTAAGAAGTGCAACAAGTCATAAAAATAAAATATATTGCGCTTATCCACAAGGTAGCCACGAACAAAATTTTAACTATTGGTTAAATGAAGCCGAGAGCGTGACAAGAAAATTAACCAATGCTAAAAAGCCTGAAATATATTTGAATCAATTAAATATAATTAAGGACAAAGCAACAATTTATGCAACCTATTTTAATATAGATATTCCACAAACTTTAAACTCTGTTTTAAGTATTACAGATAAAAAAGAAGTTGTAGACTATTTAGCTAAAAAAGAAGCATTACTTTTGGCGGATAAAAAAGCTAAGGAACAACAACAGTTAAAAGCACATAAAGAAGCCTTAAAAAAGTGGCGTAAATTTGATGTTCAAAGATTGTATTCTCGTGATGGTTTTGATTATATACGTAAAAATGATGAAAACTTTGAAACATCACAAGGGGTTAAATTCCCTATTGCAGTAGGAATGAGATTTTATAATAATCTTAAAAATGTAAATGTAGGGGATAAGTTTTTAGACTTTACAGTTAATGAAATAACAAAGCAATATATTACAATAGGTTGCCACAAAATAACCTTTAAAGAGATTGAAAACGCAATAAAATAAAAACAATATGAAGCTATCACAATTAAGAGAAGTAAAAAATCTATCTAATGAATTAGATATTGATTTTAAAGAATTAGTAGAAAACGTAAACGAACAAAACGACGATTTTGAAATAGATAACTATCGCTTTATAAAAAGCAGTGAAATTGATATAATACAACAAGATGAACTTAAAAATGACTTGTATATATTAGGTTGTTTTAACGCTCGGTTTATTGCTGACAATACAGACCTATCTTTAAAAGTTGTTGAAGCCTTACAAAAAGCCGAAGCATTTGAGGAGTTAGGGGAACTAATGGTTGATAATATAGAAACCATACAAAGCGAGTATGCAAGGCTTGACGGCTATGGACATCATTTTGCACACTATGACCATAACGAAAATGAAATTACTTTAAATGATGTAGATTATTATTATTTTAAGGTTAATTAAGGGCGGGTAAAAAGAATAAGAAACAGAAAAAATTTAACACAAAAGATTGAAAACCTAAAAAAATAAGTAGTAATTAGTTTGGTAGATTGAAAACTGTTTATTAAATTTGCAATATCAATACATAACATAGGTATAGCAAATGAAATACAAAACACGAAAAGAAAAGTATAATTTATTGTATGTAGTAACTAATTTATCAACTAATGAAGTTTACATATATAAAGAAATTACCCCTTTGTCAGAATTAATTGGAGTAGATAGAAGCACAATCTATAGAAAATTTAAAAAAGAGGGTAATATTTGGAGTAAAAATAACTTTAAAGTGCAATTAACTACTAATATTTTCCTAAAAAGTAGAAGAGGAAAGTAGTTTTGCAATACCTATACTAATATTAAGTATTGCAATAAGCACATAAAAATCCGCAAAAGAAGATGAAAACAACAGAAAAAAGAATAAAAGATTGGTACAAACACCTAAAACAACCAATAAAAAATCAAGCTATAACAAACTTAAAACTATCTTGTAAAAATATAAAAGTAAGCAGTCTATCTGATGCAATAATGTTAGGTTTCGATTGGAAAAGTAGTAAAGAAGGTTTTGAGTATTGGGACGATGTTTGGGAAAGCCTTGAAAACATTGAGGTTGACGAGTAAAAAATTCCGCAAAAGAAAATTAAAAACAGAAGAAAATGAACACAATGCAAAGTACCTTAGAAAACAATAAGCTAATAGCGGAATTTATGGAGGTAAAACATTTATACTCTACAACAAGAATAGAAACATTAAAATACCATTCGGACTGGAATTGGTTAATGGAAGTAGTAGAAAAGATTGAAAGTTTAGGAAACGATGTTTTAATTACTTCTAACTACATACAAATAGCTTATAACGAGGGCGAGAACTTTATAGTTATAGAATTAGAAGGAAACATAAAAATATTTGCAGTTTACAATGCTTGTGTAGAATTTATTAAATGGTATAACGAAAATAAAATTTAGACAAGCCTAAAAATTATTTTAGTTACGTGGAAATTAAGGGGAGGACAACCCCAAACCACCTTATTTTATTCCCACTTTTACCCACTTTTCAAAACCTTTAGAACCTTTAATTTTGGCAAAGATATAAAACAATAGTAACCTAAAAATCAATCGGTATGGCACAATTAACAAAACAACAAGTAAATAAAAAGTATAAAGGTAAATATGTTGAAATACTATCTACTTATGATTATTCTTTAGGAATTACTTTATATGAAGTTATTAAAGTATCTTCTACTATTAGAGAGAATATGACTTTAGGGGAGGATGTTGGTACTTCTTTAGAGTATTGTAGATAGTTTCTTCTGTTTTATTCTTTTTTCCGCCGAAATTTACAAAGTTTCTTTTGGTAGTATAGAATTAATTACTTACATTTGATATTAATAACAAGCGTTTTAACGCACTAAAAAATAAAAATTATGCAACAGTTTATATTAAGAGAAAGAGTAGTTTCTGATGATGTTTTAACAGTATCAGACGAAGGTAAGGTTTTTAAAGGTGGTTACATTGCTATTGTGGAGTATAATACTTTTCAAAATGCGTGGACAGATAAAAAGCATATTAAGAAATTTAGAAACAGAGAAAGGCTTAATGCTTTTTTGAATAAGAATTATACAGAGGAAGAGATTTGTGATTTAGAGTTTTAATTCTGTTTTTATCTTTTTCCCGCCAAAAACAAATAAAAAGAACAGAAAAACAAAACCTTAAACATTAGAATTATGCAACTAAATAAAAACCACCGAGAAAGTTTATTAAATGAACTTCAAAAAACAACAGAAGAAATTGATTTAGCAATAAGTGTTAAAAATTCTTTAAATGGAGAACAACAAACAGAACACTTTAAAGATTGGCAAGATATTAAATTATTTTTGTTACAAGAGAGAGTTAAGTTAATAGAGAAGAGTTTGATTGATAACGAAGTAGATTTTTAAGAATCAGTTTCTTTTCTAACTTTTTTCGCCGAAAATAAAAACTAAAAAAAAATAAAATTATGGCAATTTACACACACGAAGAAATAGACGGAAACTTAATTAATAATTCCGCTAAAAAAGAAGTAATTGAACAAATAAAAGAAATTATTTCAGAATATGGAGGTTTCGGAACAGGGGAAGTAGAAGCAAGTTATAGTCCAAGTGTACCAAACCAAAAAGGTAATCTACACCATTTAATTGAATATTTTAACCAAGACGATGTAGATGTTGAAGTATATGATGATGAGGTAGAAATTGATAGTTATAGTTTAACTTATGAAGAATTAGACCAAGAGAATTTAGAGTATATTTTAGAACTCGCACAAGCATATAAAGAAATTCAAGAAGAAAACAATTAGTTTCTCTATACAATAATCTTTTCAAATAAAAAATTTATTTTTCAGTTTTTTATGCGGAGATTTATAAAATAAAATTAATTTAAAAACAATAACATTATGAAAACAATAATAGCAGTAGAGAAAATAGATATTACTTCACTAATGAACAATAAAATAGTTGAAGTTGAAAAAAGAAACGAATCAAGAATAAAAGAAAGAGAGGGAAGAATTAAGAAATTAACACCTTATATTGCACAAGCTCTTTTTGGAATGGTAGAAATACATAATAAATTAGTTGAAATAAATAGTAAAACAAGAATTTTTAATCTACCAAGTATTGAAGATGCACATACTTTTGTAAATGATTTTATTAATAATGATGCAAGTTGGAATCATAAAGAAGTATATATTCAAAATGAATCTTATAAAAATGTAAGTTTTAAAGTGGGTTGTTTAAATATATGGTTAAGTGATAATTATGGTTGTATGCAATATACTAAAAACCCTATCTATCAAATTTATGGTAGTTATGATGTCGAATCGTTCTTAAAAGAAAATATTAACAAGTGGTTTAATTAACCTTTATTTAGAATGAATATAAATTTTCTGTTTTACT